GCTGGGAACACAAAAAAGTAAGTTCTGCAACATGGAAAGACTTCTGTCCACAATGTGTTGAAGAAATACGAAAGTACAGAAGAGAAAAATATTTGGCATCTCTTGAAAAATGAAAGTGAGGAAATTATCAATGTTAATCAGTGAATTTGAAACCCTTACAGGGATTTACCCGTCAGAAATGCTGTATTCTGTGATTGAAGAATTCTACAATGACAGCAAGACAGATAAGCATGAATTCTGTCGCAGATACATGATGAACGCTAAATGCCTTGCAGAACGCATTCAGACTGTAGCAAATGAGTTGGAATCCACCATAGAGCAGAAGAACTTTTCTAGAATCGGCAGCCTTGAAGCCAAACTGGAAGCCGAGGAGAAAAGAGCCGACATGCTTCAGCAAGAACTCGACAAGGAGCTTGAATGGAAGTTTGCGGAACATACCGGAACAAATATGAAACAGGAAGATTATCAGAAACTTGCAGAATCCTGTACGGCAGAGATTTTGAGTGATGAAGAAGCAGTAAAGCACATTTCCGAGCTGTTCGGTTTCATGCCGGAGAAAATTCAGATTCTCCGTGAAGTACAGACGTTTGAAGTCAATAAATACGGTCGTCTGCGTGTGAAAGATACTTATCAGCGTGAGCCGCTTTATGATGTCACCGACTGGAACTATATCCGTTTCGACTGTGCCGGCAATCAGTGGGAACTTGTCAACGGCGAATTACTCGCCTATGAAGACTGAAAGGAATGGAAGTCAGCACGGATGGAAAAATCATGCAGGTCAGAGGTCTGCGGAATCGTGACCCCGTTCCGGAAGTGTCGGCATTCGTGGAAGCTTATAAAATCTATCTGCTGTCCGTTTTCAGGGAATCGTCATTGTATGTCGCTTAACGTCAGGGCAGAATAGAGAATCAGAAAGTGAGGTATTTTATGGAAGAAAATAAGAATGAAATTACCGTCATGTCTGTGGAAGAAAGTCAGGTGGTACAGGCAGATGACCTTGTCAACAACGGTCTGAAACTGGCACAAATGGGCATTGCTCAGATGTGTGCAGGTGTTAGAATGATGCATGACGGAAAACTCTACAAGCATTTCGGATTCCAGAATTTTGAGGATTATTGCAAAAGCAAGGGATTTTCTAAAAGTTATGGTGAACGACTTGTAAGAGTTGCTGCCATGCTTGAAGAAAAAAATGCGGAATCGATTCCGCATTTTGAAAAACTCGGAACGGCAAAATTATTTCAGCTTGCTATGCTCGAACCCGAACAGCGTGAAGAAATCATTCAGACGGTCGATGTTGAAAGCGTTACCGTCAAGGAACTGAAAGCCAAAATAGCCGAGTTAGAGCCGAAGGTCAGCAACCTGACAGTCGCTAATCAGATGTATCAGACCGAAAACCAGAAGCTGAAAGTACAGGTCAGAGAGCGCGACGAAGAAATTCAGGCAGCTAAGATGATGTACGACGAGCTTCAGGACGAGAGAAACGACCTCTTTGCCGAAAACAATACCCTTGCTGATGAACTGGATGAACTCCGCAGTCAGGGCGAACCGGTCATTGATGCTGTCTACTCCGACAACAGCGAGGAAGTAGAGCGTCTGACCCGCAGAACAGAAGAACTCGAAGCAGAACTTCAGAACACAAAGGCGAAACATATCAAGGAACTTGCAAAGGCGCGTTCTGAAGCCCGTCAGGGAGCTGTCCAGAAGATTCCGGACGTATCACATGAGCTGATTTCTCTTGCACAGATTGCCCGTACAGCAACCGGAAATCTTATGCACTGCATGAAAGACCATCCTGGAGCATCCAAATACTATCCTGACTATTTCAGAACGGTTCTTGAACGCTTTACTGAGATTGAGAAAGAACAGGCTGAAAAGAAGGTGTGATTTCATGGCTAAGAAAAGAATGTTTTCTCCTGGTATCACAGTCGACAGTGATAAATTTGATGAAATGCCACAAGGTTCAAGACTGCTGTACTTTTATTTTGGAATGCGGGCTGATGATGACGGTTTTATCGCTAATCCGAAAACTATCATGAGGGCAGGTGGCTTTTCAGAAGATGACCTGAAACTTCTGATTGCCAAAAAATTTGTCATTCCGTTTGAAAGCGGTGTTATCGTTATCCGGCACTGGCGGATTCATAATTCTATCCGTGCTGACCGCTATACAGAAACATTGTATCAGGAAGAGAAAGCACAGCTTGCAGAGGTCAACGGAATGTATCTGCTGATTGATATTGAAGTGAACCGGGAAAAAGTCCCGGAAAATAATTTATCTGATTCTGGCAACCAACTGGCAACCAGTTGGCAACCAAATGGATACGCAGATAAGATAAGGTTAGACAAGAGTAGTTCAGAAACTACTACTGAAACTACTATTTCTACTACTACTTCTTCTGCTGATAATGCTGATTCTGAAACTTCTGAGATTCCTACTCTGGAACAGGTGAAAGCATATATCGAACAGATAAACAGTCCTGTCAGCGCAGAACGTTTCTTTGAAATTAACGAAACGAGGAACTGGAAATACAAGGGTGAACCTATCAACTGGAAAGCACTTATCCGTATCTGGGAGAAAATCGAGAAGAATCCCGAACCGGAAAAAAAGAAAAAGCCTGTTCCCTCTCACAATGCAGAAGCCAAAGAGCTTTTTGAGGTTTACGGAATGCTCTGCCCTTCTCTGCCGAAAGCACAGCGGCTGACTGCTGACAGAAAGAAAGCCGTCAGTCATATACTGAACAAAGGCTACACTGTTGAGCAGATTAAACAGGCATTCCGCATGGCAGAAGAAAGCCCCTTTTTGCGTGGTGAAAAAACTCAGTTCCATGCTGATTTTGACTGGTTTTTCAAGAAGGACAAATCCGGAAGGGACAACCTTCTGAAAATTCTGGAAGGCAAATATACAGACAGCAAGCCGGCACAGAATCAGCCTTCTGCACAGCAGGAACAGCCGCTGTCAGAAGAAGATAAAAGATTCTTCAAACTGTTTAAACAACGAGGAGATGGAAAACATGGATTTTGACTATTTGCTGACACAATATGAAAAAGCAGAAAATTTTGTTAAAAAAGGCGATTTCAAGAAAAATAACATCTGGTACTGCGGCATCTGCAAAACTCCGAAGCAGACTGTTATAGAGTTTCCGGCCGGTTCCGGAATTTTTCGGAAGCCGTTCAGTACCTGCAAGTGTATCGCTGATGAAGAAAAAGCTCTCAGCGAAAAGAAGAAGCGTGAAGCAGCTGAACGCAGAAGAACCATCTGCTTTCCAGATTATGAAACAAGCTTTCAAAGGTTTGAAACGGATAAAGGTATCGGCGACCGGAAAGCAATGCAGTCTGTCAGAAATTATGCAGAAAATTTTGAAATCATGTATCATGAAAAGCATTTAGGACTGATGCTTTTCGGCAGTGTCGGAATCGGGAAAAGCTTTGCTGCTGCCTGCATTGCAAATTCTGTAATAGACAGAGGCTATACCTGTTATTTTACAGATTTCAGCACAATTTTTGATGGTTTATGGGATGCAGAGAAAAAAGGAACTTTTCTGAATGAGCTGGTATCTTATGACTTGCTGGTAATTGATGATTTCGGTGTAGAACGTGAATCAGGCTACACGAACGAAATTATCACAAAAGTCATCAATGCCCGATGCCGGAACGGCAAGCCTTTGATTTTAACTACAAATCTGACGCCGGCTGAGCTGAATCCTTCCAGCTTGAAAGACCGGGATAAACGGAGAATTTACAGCAGATTGTTTCAGATGACTGTACCAATAGAATTTGAAGGGACAGACAACCGGCTGGAGATTATGTATCAGAATGCAGAAACTGTTAGTGAACTGCTTGGATTATAAGTGCATGATATACGGATTCGCTGCGAAAATGCAGCACAGTAAGAAAAGGAGCTGAAAACAGACAGATGGAAATGACCAATGAAGAAATCTGCCGGAATTTCCAGCAGGCTAAGAACAAGGCTGGTCAGATTAAGATTCTGGCCCAGCTGAATCTGTGCAGAACAGATGAAATTATCAGTATTTTGCAAGAAGGCGGTATTCAGGTCGGAAGCCGCACCAAGGGCGCACTGCTGCAAAAAGAGATGCTTGACAGGGTGGAAGAGCAGCCTTCTGAAACTATTCCGGAAGCTGTTCCGGCTGACTGGAAGAGTTCTCTCAAAGTGCTGACCGAGCGCATCACGGAGCTCAAGCAAATCCGTGACAATGCTGAAAAGGAACTTTCAGAAATCTATAAGGCTGTCGGCAGCCTGTGCGGAAAGGAGTAAATCATATGGAAGAAACAAAAATTGTCATCGCACACCGTGATGAAACTATCAGCGTTTCCCTGAGCCATTCGGAAATTGAGGCCGAACTGCTGACAGCAATGCACTGTTGCTTTGTGACAGCAGTCATTCAGAAGCTGACAGAATCCGGCATCTCTCCGGAGGACGCTGTAGAAGCAGTCAGACATTCTGACAAGGCAGCTCTCAGGGTATTTGCGGAAAGGATTCTCGATGCATGATATAAGGGTTTTAAGCAGTGAACCCGTTTCAGACGGAAATTCACTGGAATTTGTACAGTGCCTCGGAAGCTGGAATCATGTCTTCTGGTTTGAATATCAGGTAACATTATTCGGAATTCTGTATACTGTCGAGGTCAGCGAAAGCGGGGCAGCTCTGCTCAAAGAAGCATGGAAGCAGGGCAGTCTGACAAGGGTATATCAGATGCTCGCACAGAGCTGAAAATAAAACCTCTTTCACAGAATCGTCCGTGAAAGAGGAAACATCAAAGAGGCACTGCAAACGTTTGGCATGTCTCTATTTTACCACAAAAACAAGAAATTGTCAAGGAGGATTTGAACTATGAAAGATTATGCAAAATCTTATGAGCTGAACAAATGCGGTCTGGAAATCCTGTCAGAAACGCAGTATAAAGACAGCTTCCCGAGCGTTTATAGTGTGATGATTCATATCATCAATGTCCGGATGAATTCACAGGCTGTGGATGCCTATTTGGATGCAAAGGAGCATCTGACAGAATCAGATATCCGCATGAGACTCTGGTTTAATGCTTTGCTGAATTCTCTGAAAGATGCTATGGTGCATCTTGTGGCTTTCACCGGAAAGCTTAAGAAAAAAGGCAGTTACGGTGCAAAGTACTACGCAGAAAAAGTGCAGAAACTTCTCAGCACTTACACCGATGTCATGCAGGAAGATGCCGAACATAACAGAAAGGAAGAAATATTATGATGATTATTTTACCCAGAGGTTTGAATTTTGACCTTGACAACATTCCGGAAGATTTTGACGAACAAATCCGGAAAGCATTTCATGATTACACAAGCGATACAAATCCGGCTTATATGTTTGAGGACAAGCTGTCATTCATTGACAGCACACTGGAATATCTGCATAAAACAGTCCATGAAGATGCATACAGTACTGTGAAAGAACTGTGTCTGGAACGTATGGAGTATACTTTGAATGAATATGATGAATTTCCGGATATGGAAGATTACAAATGCTTTGAATTTATGGAAACATGTTATCTTGCCGGCAGAGGCAGTCACCGGCTTTATGATGGTCATGCCTGCTTTGCGGATAATCTCCGTGACAACGAAAAAATCTACAGACTGTTGATTCGTATCATGAAAATCGTGCTTGATTACGGAGAATAATTTAAACAAGAAAGAACAGCTTTTAATCAGTTACTTCTCATAAGGTGAGTTATGGGAACTAACGGAAGGGGCGAAATCCATGAATCAAAAAGAGCTGGAAGCTTTCAGAAATTATCTGACAGAAGAAGAGCTTTCCCGAAACACAATCGAGAGTTATTCATTTTCTGTCCGGAAATTTTTTGAAAGCTATCCGGAGCTGAACAAACTCAACGTCATTGCCTGGAAAGAAAGCCTGATGCAGCAGTTCAGCCCGAAAACAGTCAATCTCCGGCTGAGAGGGCTACTCTGCTATGCGGAATACAAGGAAATCTTCCTGAAAATCAAGTATGTGAAGATTCATAAGGCGATTCATACCGAAAACGTCATCACAAGAGAGCAGTTCCATTATCTTCTCCGCTGCCTGAAAGCAGATGGTCAGGAGCAGTGGTGTATCAATCTGATGATTGTCGGCAGAACCGGCGCACGGATTTCCGAGCTGCTCCGTCTAACAAAAGCCGATGCCGTTCGTGGCTATGCGGATTTGTATACAAAAGGCAAGGTCAGAAGAATCTATATTCCGTCAGGTTTGACCGCCGACCTCACGGAATATATGCAGAATATGAAAGATACTGACACTCTGGTTCACGGAACAAGAGCCGAAACCATCACAGATAGAGGGTTTGACGAAGCTTTGAAACGTTTCGCTGACAAATACGGCATTCCCAAGAAAGTCATGCACGCACATTCTTTCCGGCATCTGTTTGCAATCGAATTTCTGAAATCTACCGGAAATATCACACTGCTCGCTGACGTTCTGGGGCATTCCGGAGTCAATACGACGATGATTTATACCCGTCTTTCCGGTGAGGAACAGAAACGGGAAATCGACAGGGCAGTAAACTGGTAAATTTACGGCTCTGTCAAATAATAGAAAGAAGGTCAAGTTTATGTTTATGGAAAAGAAGATAAAAAATTATAAGCTGATTGATATCTCTGACGGACAAACGATAATTGTCGGCTATTATAACACACAAAGAGAAGCCGGTCTGGTTGCTGCCGGATACAGAGCAGGAAAGAAAAACTGCTCACTGATACTACAGGAATGGGATTCTGTAGCAAACCAATATACGTATCTATGCTTTATGAAATAAAAAAACAGCTCCGGCTGATGTGCGGTCGCACCGGAACTGTTCACCTGATAAATTTCATGACAAGAACAGTATAGCACATTTCCGCTGTCTTGTCAAGTATCAGAAAGGAAATTTTGCTATGAAAATTATTATGATTCTGCTGACCGGCTATCTCCTGCTCTGCTGCCGGTCAGCCTGGCTGGAAAAACAGAAAGCACTCCTCTCCCCTGCCGAGGAAGAGGAGAAAGAGGAATTTTTCACAGAATATGATTTTTACTCGGTTCAGCAGATGCTGATTCAGATTCAGAAGACTGCTGACCGCATTCAGAGCATCGAGCATCTGATTACCGATATCGAAATCACATCACCAGAACGGCATGAACTCCCTCTCGAAATGAGATGGGCTGATACCGCTGACGGGCAGGAGCATACCTACAGTTTCTGGATGGACGGGCGGGCAAGTACTCAACTGCTGTTGGAGACTGCCTGCCAGGAGCGGGAACAGCTCCGCACTTCCCTGCTGGAGCAAATCTCTGATTTATACGGTACCGTTGTAACGCAATCAGTAACGCAAACGGATGCTGAATCACAGGATAGGGGAGTGAATGCGGCATGATGAGCGAAGAAAACAAACGCTGTGCTGTCTGCGGAAAAATCATTTCTACTCCTGAAAATGATTATTTTTCTCACATCAAAATCAAGTACTGTGATTCCTGCAAAGAGGTTATCCGGCGTGAGCAGACCCGGAACAGAGTCAAGGCACTCCGTGAACGGAAAAAACAGAAAGACAAATTCCGTGATGAGGAACTCGAGCTGATGAAAGAGAAAGTCCGTCTTCTCACAGAAGAAAACGAACTGCTGAGAATCCGGAATCAGCGTGACAGAGAACTGCTTAATCAGAAAAATCAGACTGTTATTACACAAATCAGGAGAAAAGTGAAATGAAATTCAGAAAGGAGTGGTCACAATGACCAAAGCAGAACGCTGTGAAATGCTGCGCTATCGGAAACCGGCCCTTGAATCCATGAGCTTTTTCCAGGATAAGAACCATTCTCTGCTGGATACTATCCGGAGTATCGAAAAAGCCTATGAGGAATGGGACAGAAATCAGGGCGCAGTCCGCCGGTCAGAGGCGGAAAAGCGGTTTGACAATCTGATTGAAACGCTTCCGGAAGAATGTTTTGTTGTATGAAATCAAAAGGAGAGTGAATTAAATGAAAAAACAAGAAAATGAAATCCGGCTGGAACATCGGCTGAAGTATTGTCCGTTCTGTGGCGGAGCGGCCGATATCGTGCCGACATGGGACGGCCTGTATCGAGCAGAATGCAGAAAATGCAGGTGCAGTACAGAATCTTTCTGCCGTCCTCAGCCGGCGGCTGTGAGCTGGAACAAGCGTACATCTGACTGGATTTCCGTTAAGGACAGAATGCCAGAAAAATCAGGAGATTATCTTGTATTTGTGGAAGGCATGATAGAAAATATGATGTATTCCAAACGGCACAGTGCATGGAATGCCACTGACCTCATTTGTGACAAAAAACATGAAATAACAACAGTCACACACTGGATGCCTCTCCCTGAACCGCCTGAAACGAAAGGAGATGAATGATTATGAATAAATGGATTTCAATAGATAAAAAATTACCTGAAAAAGAAACGCCTGATTATTCAGTCGATGTCCTTATAACAGATGGGAAAAAAGTGAAAATTGGATACTATGACTATTCGATTGAAGCATGGGACACAGAGTATGAAGAATCATATGCTTCAGGCATATCTCACTGGATGCATTTGCCTAAGCCGCCGAGAAAATAAAACGTGATTAAATATGTGAGAGGAGATTTTTTAAATGACTGACAAAGAAAAAATAATTGTAACACTGTACACCGGATATGCGATGCTGTCCGGAGAAAAGCTGAATGAAGTATACAAATATGCTGCCGAGCTGATGGGGCATCCGGTATATACACATGAATTATTTTCGGATGAAGTACAGGCAAAAGTAAAGCCTGAATTTCTTGCTCTGTGTGCTGATGAAACGCCTGCCATCAACCTGAAAAATAATGATTTCGGCTGCATTCTGACTGCTGCTGTCCGGTACAGTTTAGGGCGTAAAACATATATGCCGAGTCTGGTGACTGATTTCATCAGGCCTCTGCTGCCTTATCTGGATGATAACACGATTCTTAATCTTCAGAAAGATATTTCGGAATGCAAATATTACGGCGATGACTGTGATATCCGGACATGGATGAACTTTCTGGATGATGTCAGAGCTGAAATTCAAAACAGAGGTAAAATTTTATGAAAAGCTGGTGGCGTATTGCCGGCTGTACTACAGAAAGTCCGCACTATCCATATATTCATTGGCTCAAATTTCATCTTCAATGTGAAAATGGAATTGAAAATCCGAATACGTTGGATAAGATACATTTTCTGAAATATGCTGTTATCAGTATTATGAAAGGAAACACAGAGAATCTCCGAGAAATTTTGCAATGCGGACGAAAAGAGATTTTGAATAATGAAATTGAAATGCTTCTGCAATGTGCAATTGATACAAAAATGCATGAATGCTATGTCATGCTGCTGAACTATAAATACGAGAATAATCTGTTCCGGCCTCCGGAGTTGGAATTGTAAACTGTCCGGAGCTGATTTTAGCTCCGGATGCTTTTGTTTATTTTGCTGTCCGCTGATTGACAAAACACAAGATATAGTGTATAATATAGATATATCATCCGTATCAGGCAGTTCAGGAATCGGAAGGAGCTGAACCATGACAAGCGAACAGAGAAGAAAAATCAGCTGGCTCAATCGAGCGTTTTATGCTGACAAGAATGCCAAGGCATGGATGGCCAAGCTGGAATATGACAGAAGCCTGGCGCAGAGGCTGACAAGGTATTCCGACGGCACAGGCGGGAACAGCTCCGGAAACCGGACAGAAGACTATCTCATCCGGCTGGCTGAAACTGAACGGAAGACACAGGAGAAGCTGAAAGAACTTGTCGGAATCCGTGAAGAAATTATCGAAGCTATCCAGAAACTTGAAGATTCTGACTTACAGACAGTTCTTCTCTGGCGTTATCTGGAGTATCTCACATTCGAGCAAACCGCCGAAAAGATGCACTATAGTGAACGAAACATTAGATATAAGCACAAACAGGCACTTGATAAACTTTGCCTTGTTTTGCCGGATGAAACATGATATAATAGTAATATCAAGATTTGCAGAAATTTCTTTTTCCTCTTGTTTTATAATTTTATCACAGCACAGAAGCATCGGAGAAATCCGGTGCTTCTGTGTTTGTATACATATGGGGGGAGAGGACCCCTTCCGGAAGCCCCCGTACTACCACACACATCAATGCTCAAATTTATCGCTGAAAGTAGCGGAGGTGATTTTTTATGCCCTATGGAATGGAATATCTCAAAATAAAATTGCATCAGAAACAAACCCGTGTCCGGCTTCGGTATCAGTATTATGAAATGAAACAGATAATGCGGAAAATCTCCGCTCTCATCCCTCCAGAATTCCGTACGCTCACCTATTCCCTCGGCTGGTGTGCAAAAGCGGTCGATACCCTCGCTGACCGTATCATCCCAGATGGTTTCGATAACGATACAATGCAAATCGGTGAAATCTATCGGCTTAATAATTCTGATGTGCTCTATGGTTCTTCCGTCCTGTCTGCTCTGATTTCTTCCTGCTGCTTTCTCTATATCGGCTGGAATCAGAGCGGCTACCCTCTGCTTCAAGTCATCGACGGCGGCAATGCTACCGGAGAAATCGACCCTGTCACCAATCTGCTCACAGAAGGCTATGCCATTCTGAGCCGTGATGAGAACGGTTCTCCAGAACAGGAAGCGTATTTTCTTCCGTATCAGACGGATTTCTATCTGAACGGCAGACTTTCAGAATCTGTCAGACATAAAGCTCCGTATGCTCTGCTCGTTCCGGTCATCAATCGACCCGATGCTAAACGGCCGTTCGGTCATTCGAGAATCTCACGCTCCTGCATGGACATCATCCAGAGCGCACAGAGAACGCTCCAGCGCACCGAAGTCGCTGCCGAATTCTATTCCGTTCCGCAGAAATATATTGTCGGCCTGTCGCAGGATGCCGAATTCAATAACCGTGCCGCTACCCTCTCAAGCTTCCTGAATTTTTCCGTAGATGAAGATGATAAATTCCCGTCTTTAGGTCAGTTCCAGAGCGGCAGCATTGAACCGTTCCTGAGCCAGATGAAAATGCTCGCTTCTCTCTTCGCTGCCGAAACCGGCCTGACTCTCGATGACCTCGGCTTTACAACGGAAAATCCGTCTTCTGTCGATGCCATCAGGGCAAGTCACGAAAATCTAAGGCTGACCGCAAGAAGAGCACAGCAGACATTCGGTACAGGCTTCGTCAATGCCGGATTCTTAGCCGCCTGCATTCGTGATAATTACAGTTACGAACGCAGTGCTTTCGCTGATACCCGCTGCAATTATCTTCCCATTTTTGAGCCGGATGCTTCTATGCTCGGTGCACTGGGTGATGCCATTCTGAAAATCAATCAGGCTTCTGACGGCTTCATGGGTCAGAAAAATATCAGAGCTCTGACAGGCCTGAGGAGTGATGCGGAATGACCGAACAAGAACTTTTTCAGGAAATGCTGAAAGCTGTCTCTGATGATAAAGAACTCACAGCTATTCTTGAAAAAATCAGAAATAAAACAGCCACTTTTGAAGATACACAGCGGTATTCTCTCCGGACGGCCGAAATCAAAGCAAATATTCTCGGGCAGCATCTCGCTCCGGCCGGAACCGGTCAGAATGAAGAAAGCTGTTATCAGCTTCTGCAAGACCAGCACAAGGACGTGAATCAGAAAGCCGCTGCTGTCCAGAAAGCTCTGGATGAGAAGCAGAATGTTCATATCAATCCGATAACGGCGAAATTCCCTGCCGGACGTGTCCGGAAAGCCGCTCATTCTCTCGAAGATACGACCGTCAGCGATGACGTTATCCGGAGACGGGCTGAAAACGCTGTCGCTAATATCGCTAATTCTTTCCATGATGACTATATCAAGGAAAATTCCGAGTTCCGGCAGAAAGCCGGCCTGAGCTGTCACGTATCAAGAATCGGTGCATTCAAATGCTGCGCCTGGTGCGCAAAGCTCGCCGGACGGTATGAAAAAGGCCGTGAACCGGCTGAATTCTGGAAACGACATGATAAATGCACCTGTCAGATTGTTTATGAAAATTCAAAATCCCGTCAGCGGCTCTCCGGAAACGGGAACGGCTGGAAAGTCGATGCAGAAGTCCGCCGCCGTCAGAACGCTGCTAAAATCGAATACAAGCCCACGAGATTCACACCTGAGCAGGCAGCTGCACTCGAACGGCAGCAATTGAGCCAATACAGAGGCTTGACAATTCCAGGAAAAACTGATACAGAATTCAGTCTTTTCCGTAGAATTGAATATGATGAGAGCAATCCACTTACCGCTAAAAGAGAAAGAGAATTCAAAGTGTATCAAGTTCTAAATTCTCAAAATACAATTTTTGTTTCAGAAGGCGCAAGGCAAGAAGGAATAAAGCCGAAGGAATTTCATCAGATTGATGTGCATCTTTCTGAAGTTTATAAAATGATGAGAATCAATCAAAGCCAGAATCTGCCTTCTGTGTATATTATTGACAGCATGGAAATGAATAAAAATGCTGCTGCTGCCTATAATCCTATTTTGAATATCTTATATGTGAATAAAAATATTGCACTTTACGAAAATGATAACGTTCCACCAGGTATGAATCAGTTTGCTTGTTATAAAGACGACCGCAGCTCTTATGTACATGAGCTCTATCATTGGTTTGATGCAGAAAAATTCAGGCATAAATATGGAGAGGTTACACAAGAAAATTATAGCAGTTACATTAATTTTATTAATCAGGAAGCCAAAAAGAAACTTGACAAATTAGAGAAAACAGGGTATAATAAAGATAGTATTAGTCAGTATGCTTCGGATGAATATGCAGATGGCAGATATTATGAAACTTATACCGAATATCGTGTGATTGATTTGTTGAGGGGGAAATGAGTATGCGTCTAATAATGACAGAAGAAATGCTTACATTATGGAACGAAATAAAACCTTTTTATGATGAATTTCATCATCTTCGTGCTGATGCGCCAGATGAAATCAAGAAAAAAAGAGAAAAGTTACATGAAATGAGAAAAAAGCAGTGGGAAGAAGCGATGATAGTAGAAATCGGCTTTGTTCCTGAAATCAAGCCCATCTGAAAGGAGAATATCTGCTATGATATTTGAAAACGCAGTCGAAAAAATAAGAGGCGGTGGAAAGATTCGCCGGGAAGCATGGAATGAAGACAACTTTTTGATGCGAGACGGCCATTCCGGCCATTTGCTTATGCAAAATACTGCATCTGAAAGCTATACCGGCTGGGTCCCAAAAATCGAAGACATTTCAGCCTGTGACTGGGAGACCGTCGGAGAGGAAAACAAAGTAACACTCGAAGATTTCAGCACACATGAATTGTTTTCAGAACTGAAAAAAAGAAAAGTCATCTATACAAATTATGATTCGCTTCTTGAAGAAACGATTGTTTTTGCAAAAGTTGACGGAAAAATCTGGTGAAAAGCATCTCAGGAATGAGGTGCTTTTTTGATGCTTGAAAGGAGAAAAAGCATGGAACTTTATGAAGCGACTTCCATTGAGGAAGTCTTTAAGAAAATGGAGCAATTAGAAGCAAACCGCCTGAAATTTAAAGATTATGCATCCTATGTGTGCTGGATTCTCAGCCGGAAGCATTACGGCAGAAACAGGAAATACCGAAAGAAAGGCTGAACAAGCCTTATTTTTATACCTGAAAGGAGAAAAGCATGAATACTAAAGAAAAAAGCCTGTACAGGGACGTTCTCGAAAAGCAGCTTGCATTTTTGGAAGAAGCTCAGAAAGATGCAGCAGAGAATTATAAATTTACAGTGATTACTTATTATACCAAAGATATATTAAATTTGGCGAAAGAAATTGACAAGCTGGATTCTCAGCATGATGATAGTGAAAAATCAGAGGAATTTCCACTTGATTCTTTCAGCACAGCAGAATTGCTTTCAGAACTGAAAAACAGAAAAGCTATTCATGTTGAGTATGACTCGCTTAATGAAGAATCTTTTCTTTTCGGGAAATATGACGGAAAAATATATTGAAAAAGGCTGATTCAGCCTTATTTTTATACTCCGGAGGTGCTGCACAATGGCAAAGCCGAATCTTCGCCCCGACCATAACGGCACACAGAGGGCACAGTTTGACAGCAACAAGAAAAAAATCTACGCAACACAGCGGCTTTGTGGTATCTGTGGAAATCCTGTCGATTTCAGCCTGAAATTTCCGCATCCTCTCAGCCCCTGTATTGACCATATCATTCCGGTATCGAAAGGCGGTCATCCGTCAGAAATCAGCAACCTACAGCTTGCACATATGGCTTGCAATCGTCAAAAATCCGATAAATTAGCCGTCCGGACAGAGATTGTTCAAAAAGACCCTGTCGGAAATAGAAATCTGCCGCAGACATTCGACTGGAAAAATATCTGAATCTGAAAGGAGCTGACTGCATGGCTGAAACACGGCTCGGCAGACAGACTCCGACCGTTTCCGCTGTTCTGCCTTACACAGAATCCAAAGGACAGGAAGCTGTCCAGCTCTACAACAAATCCGGCAGAATCGCCCAGCAATGGCAAGAACTCATAATGGAAGATATTATGGCTCTGGACGAAAACGGAAAATGGCTGCACATGAAATTCGGCTGGTCTGTGCCCAGAAGAAACGGAAAAACAGAAGACCTCATTATTCGGGCGATTTATGCTGTCACACACGGAGAACGGGTGCTTTACACGGCTCACAGAGTCACGACTTCTCACAACGCATGGGAGAAAATCATCAAAATACTGAGTAAAATAGGCTTTCGGGAAGATACGGACTTTGAAACCAAAAAACAGAGGGGGGCAGAGGTCATCGAATGGCTGGACGGCTCTGATGCGGTCATCAACTTCCGGACACGCTCCACAAAAGGCGGACTCGGCGAAGGCTATGACCTGTTAATCATTGACGAAGCACAGGAATACACCGGAGACCAGGAATCCGCCCTGAAATACGTTGTGACGGACTCGAAAAATCCCCAGACCCTCATGTGCGGCACACCGCCGACTGCTGTCAGTTCCGGAACGGTCTTTCTGAATTTCCGCCGTGAATGCCTGACCGGAAAAAATGAAAATGCAGGCTGGGCAGAATGGTCTGTGCCCCGTCTTTCTGATGCACATGACCCCGAACTCTGGTACGAAACAAACCCGTCTTTAGGAACTATCCTGACAGAAAGAACTATCCGTTCCGAACTCGGCAATGACCAGACTGATGATAATATCCAGCGTTTAGGCCTGTGGCTGACATATTCCCAGAAATCCGCCATTTCTGAGCGCGAATGGATGCAGTTCAAAACAGATGCCCCGCCGGAGCTGAAACAGCCTGTAAAAATCTTCTTCGGTGTAAAGTTTGCAAAGACTTCCGGAAATGTTTCGCTTGCCTGTGCTGTCAGAACGGCCGAAAAGAAAATTTTTGTCGAAGCTCTTGACTGCCGGCCTGTCCGTGACGGGCTTGACTGGATTATTGGCTATCTGCTGAATTCCCATGCTGAAAAAGTCACTGTTGACGGGGCTGCCGGTGCTCCGCTGCTGGTGCAAAACATGAAAGATGCGGATGTTCACTGCAAAGTAGTTCTGCCGAAAGTCAGCGAAATCATTGAAGCAAATTCTCTTTTTGAACAGAATCTCTTTGCCGGAGAAATCTGCCATGCAGCACAGCCGTCACTGGTGCAGGCTGTCACGAACTGCGAACATCGGGCTATCGGTGCAGGCGGCGGCTTCGGCTATGCTTCTATTCTCGAAAATGCGGACGTTTCCCTTGTGGAAGCCGTCACGCTGGCTCACTGGATATGTGCCAATACAAAAGATAAGAAAAAACAAGTCATCACATATTAATTTTTTATAGAAAGGAATGAAAACTATGAATCAGGACACACTTGATAAAATCAATGCCCTGACAAGGCGTGAGTTTGCCGAAAATGAAATTTATACGTTCCCTGTTACGCTCTGTCATAATGATATTGACCGTGACGGTGAACGCTTCTCTGACACAGCTCTGGAACAGATGGCGAAGCTCTTCATCGGCAAAACTGGAATCTTTGACCATAATCCGACTGCCGACAATCAGGCAGCTCGAATTTACGATGCAGAAGTTATCACAGATGCCGAAAAACTTACACAGGACGGTAGACCGTTCCGTTATCTGAAGGGCTATGCCTACATGGTGCGGACTTCCGAAAATGCCGATTTCATTCTCGAAATCGATGCCGGAATCAAAAAAGAAGTCAGTGTCAGCTGTGCTTCTGAAAAAAAGCTCTGCTCTGTCTGCGGAAAAGAAGCCGGACAATGCAAGCATGTCAAAGGCAAAGCCTATGACGGAAAAATCTGCTGTCATATTCTCGATAATATCACAGATGCCTATGAATGGAGCTTTGTCGCCGTCCCTGCTCAGCAGGGTGCTGGTGTGACAAAAAATTATCATCAGAAAGGAGAAATCACTATGGATGCCGATTTTAAGCCAATTACCACACAAGCTGATTTTGATGCCGCTGTTCAGCCGCTGATTGATGCTGCTGTTTCCGCCAAGGCTGCCGAATTCGCTGACTGGATTCCGCCGGAACAGCATAAAAACGCTATGCTGGAACAGTTCCGCATGAAAGCTGCCCTGATGGCCGGACTTCCTGCCGAACTTGCAAACCGTCTGACAGGCGATACGGAAGAAGCCATTCAGAAAGATGCTGAAATGCTCGCAGGTTTCACAAAACCGCATCAGACTCCGGCTTTCAGAGCCGAAACCCCTGAACTTTCCGGTGTCGAAAAATCTTTTTATGAAAAAAATCCAAATCTTAAACCCAGAAAGGAGAATGCCTGATGGCACACGAAGCACAAACAAGATATTCTGATTTACTTCTTGCCAAGCTCCGCTCAGAGCTTGTGCTTGCTGACGATTTTGTTTTCAATAACGATTACGAAGGCGACCCCACTGCCGGAGCAGTCAAGATTCCCGTCCGTGATGACGAGGTCGCTGTATCTGATTATGACAAAGCAAACGGCATCGCCCCGACAGGCGGCTCAACCAGCTACACGACCATGAATATCGATAAAGACAAGGCTGTCAACGAACTGATTGACGGCTATGATGCCGAATCCGTTCCCGATAAACTCGTTGCTGACCGCCTTGATTCCGGCGGCTATTCGCTCGCCCGTCAGATTGATACTGACGGTGCAACCACGCTGCTCGCTGGTGCGACTGTTACAAATATTTCCCAGCTGACCGCCCTGAACATCTACAGCACGATTGTCGACATCCGCACGGCTATGAGCAAGGCCAGTATTCCCGATGACGGAAAACGCTATCTGCTTGTTATGCCTGAAACAATGGCTCTGCTGCTGAACTGTCCGGAATTTATCAATGCTTCCGCACTCGGAAATACTGTCGTGCAGAACGGTGTTATCGGCAAAATCGCCGGATTTTTAGTAAAAGAATGGAATGACAAAACCGCAAATTTAGCCATGATTGCAGGGCATCCGAAATTCGCCACAAGAGCTTCTGAATGGGCTGTCGGCGTACATGTACAGGATTTAGCACAGTCCGGAAAATATATCGGTGCATGTGCAGTACAGGGCCGTCGTGTCTATGGGCATAAAGTCCTCAGAAGCGTGGCAATTCGTGCGGTCTATGCCCCCGGCAGTCTGAGCGTTTCGACTGCTCCTGCTTCTGAATCCGGAAAAACAGTCGCTACTATCACCGCTGGCAACACCGGCACAACCTATGCTTACAAGAAAAATCCGTCTGAACGTGCTGTATTTAATCAGACTTCGGCCGCTTACGGCGGTACTGCCCTGACTTCCGGCTCGACTGCAATCGCTGTTTCTGAAGGCGATATTCTGGAAATTGTTAACCTCAGTTCCGGAAAAGTTGTTTCTGTAGCCTATGTGACAGTCAAGGCTGCTGATATTGCATCCTGATTATGAATAATTATGCAACAATCGGCGATATTCGGGCGGCAGGCTATCCCTTGTCTGCTGCTCAGGAAGAAGCAGCCCAGACCATTCTGACACAGGGGTCTGCCCGTCTCCGGCTGCTGGCACAGAAATACGGCAAAGATATTGACAGCTTAATCTCTGACGAAACGGCAGGTGCAGACTTTGCACTTGCCGTCAAGTCTGTGCTGGTACAGGCGGCTGTCCGTGCTCTCGACAGCGGTGCAAACTCCGGAAACGGCGGTATCATTCAGGGCAGTCAGACCCTCGGAGCATATACTGTACAGCAAACTTTTTTCAATCCCGGTCAGAAACTGTATTTTCTCAAAAGTGAACTGAAAGAATTAGGTCTGTACCGTACACAGACTTACGGTGCTGTCGAGCTGTGGGCTCAGGAGGATGAATCATGAATTTTCCGGTCAATATGGATGCCGTCACCATCTGGGAAAAGACTGTCGTCAACCGCGCACCGGCGTATATCCGTCACGTGCTCGGCCCTTCCTACTGGCAGGAAACACAGTCGCAGGAGGCCGACGGCACGGCACGAAATCCCGATGATGCTATTTTTTTAGCAGTTCCGGCCGCCTCCGTGACCTATCTGCCCAAAAAAGAAGACAGAGCCGTTTACGGTCTCTGCGAAGATGTCAACCCGCCCAAAACCGCTCTGACCGTCATGCAGGTGAAGGATTTTTGTTATCTTCTCCCGCAGATGATGCATATCGAGGTGATGCTGAAATGAAACTGATTCTCAATCCCGCTGCACAGCTCCGGAGAAATCAGCAGTTCCGGAAAGCACAGGAATATGTCGACAGTGAAGTGCTCCGCCGTGCCGAGCCTTATGTTCCCATGAAAACAGGAAATCTCCGCCGCTCCGGCTATGAGGGCACAAGAATCGGCTCCGGAACGGTGCAGTATACAGCTCCGTACGCAAGACCCCGCTATTATTCCGGACATGCCAAAAAAGGCTTGCAGGGGAAATTCTGGTTCAGCCGAATGAAGGCTGACCACAAACAAAAAATTCTGAGCGGCACAGGGAGGAATTTCAGATGAAACCTTTGATTTCCTGCATCCGTGACTATGTCATGGAGTTTCCGGAGCTGAAAGACGGCTGTCTGCTGGTCGATTTCCTCGGCGGCGAGGCGATTGAATATGCCGTCGAATCCGTCCCCTGTGAGCCGTTTTTCAGAAAATATACTGACGGCGGCGGCATCAGACAGTTTCTGTTTCTGTTCGCAAGCCGTGAATTCTACAGTGCAGATGTCAATCAATGCATTGAAAATCTTGAATTTTATGAACATTTTGAAAACTGGATTTATCAGCGGAATCTTGCAGGAGAGCTTCCGGATTTGGACGGCCGCACACCGTTCGGCATTGAAGTGCTGACCGGCGGCTATGCGTTCGATGCGGATGCCGATACTGCCCGCTATCAGATTCAGCTGAGACTTATCTACGAAGATTAGGAGGATTTTTTATGAGCAATTTAGTTCCCAGACATAAAATGCTGGCATTCTACGGCGTGCCCGGCACCGGACAGGCCGGCTATACCTTCCGGAGAATGCAGTTTTTCACAGACCTCGGACTGACTAAGAATCCGAACGAATATTCCCGAAAATACGTTGACGAAGCGTCTGAGCGCACGGATATCACTGCCTATGCACCGGCTATCGGCTATGCATTCGACAAGCACAGAGACAATATGGTTTTGACAGATATTGTCAGCATTACCGACGGTGAAAAGCTCGGCTCTGATGCCGTCCGTCCCATCGTCTGGGTGGACACGGAGACAGGCAAGGGATTTATGCGCAATTATACGGTCATTCCGGATTCCGAAGGCGATGACTCCCAGGTTTATACGTATTCCGGCACGTTCAAGGCGAACGGCGAGCTGACAGAAGTCACCGCTACCAGCGCGGACAACTGGATGACCATCCAGACAGGCGCTCCGGAATAAGGTGATGAAATATGAAAAAATGGGAAATCAGCGGACTTTCTCTTGAACTGGACCTTGAAAATCTGGAAACCGCGGAACGCTATGACAATGCGTTTTCTGTTATGGAACAGGAAGAACACCAGATTTTAGAAACCAAATTTGAAAAGCATTCCGATTTCATCAGGGCATACTGTGATTTATACCGGCATTTGTTTGAAAATCTGTTCGGCACGGAAATTGCCGGACAGATATTTCAGAATCTTCCTGTCAATTCGAGAGTCTATGAAGAAATTTATATCGACTTTCTGAAATTTGCCGTGACATCTCAGGCACAGGCATTTGATGAACGACAGGAACGTTTTCACCCGTTCTCCGGAAATCGTCAGCAGAAACGACAGCTCAAAAAAAGAAAGAAGCATAAAAAATGATACATTTGCTTTGTGAACCGCTTCCGGATTCCGTCACGGCGGACGGGAAAGCCTATCCCGTCCGGACGGATTTCAGAATCTGGCTGAAATTTGCCGATATGCTCCAGAATCAAAACTCCGTGCAGAATCCGGCTTTCATCCTCCGGAGCGTACTTGTCAGGCCAGCTCCGGTTTTTACAGAAACTTTTATTGATGCCGTATACCGCTTCTACCGTGCCGAAGCCCTGAATTATCAGGAAGAAGATGAAATTTCCGATAAAAATCAAGCCACTCCGGAAACCAGAAAATCACTCCTGTTTGACTGGAAATTCGATGCAAAATTTGTGCTCGGAGACTTCCGGCACTATTATCAGATGGATTTGATAAGCCTTGATTTTCTGCACTGGTTCGAGTTCTGCGCGTTATTCGATGCCATGCCGGAAGAGGCACGCTGCATGAAGCGCATCGCTTACCGCTCGGCAGACCTGAATCAAATCAAAGATAAAAACGAGAAAAAACGAATCCGCAGGCTGAAACGGGCTGTTGCCGTTCCGCATGTCATGACTGATGAGGAAATCGCCGCAGGATTCGCTAATTTTTAAGGCGGTGAATTCCCTTGTATGACGGCACACTGAAATTTGATACCAAAATAGACAAATCCGGCTTTACAGTCGGTGTTGAGAATTTAGGTTCCATCGCTAAAAAAGGCATGGCCGTCATCGGAGCGGCTTCCGCTGCGGCGACGGCCGGAATTGCTGCCGTCGGTGCGCAGGCCGTCAGCACCGGAAAAGCCTTCACACAGGGCATGTCACAGGTCGGCGCAACGCTCGGCTACTCCGTCGGCGAGCTGACCGATTCCGCTTCCGAAGCGTTCCGGAACATGGAGAAGCTCACGGCCAAAGCTGAAGAAATGGGCGCAAAAACGGCCTTCTCGGCAAGTCAGGCCGCTGACGGGCTGAACATTCTGGCACAGTCCGGCTACAATGCAGATGAGTCTATCGAGATGATAAATCAGGTTCTCGATATGGCTGCTGCTGGCGGTCTGAGCCTTGATGCTGCTGCCTCCTATATTGCCGGCTCTATGAAAGGCTTCACAAAAGAAGCCGGAAATTTTGCCGATAAAGCCGAAGCTTCCGCCTATTATGCCGACTTAATCGCCAAGGGTGCAACTCTCGCAAATACCAACGTTCAGCAGCTCGGAGAGGCTCTCTCTCAGGCTTCCTCAACGGCAAATACATACGGGCAATCTGCACAGGCTACAGAAACCGCCCTGCTTCGGCTCGCTGAACAGAATGAAGTAGGTTCAGCGGCTGCGACTGCTTTAGCAGCGGCTATGAAAAATCTCTACTCGCCGACTGACCAGGCGAAACAGGCTCTTGATGCCCTCGGTGTGAGTGCCTACGATGCTAACGGAAAAGCCCGTGATTTCAATCAGGTCGTTGACGAACTGAAAAACGCTCTCTATCAGATTGATGACGAAAGTCAGAGAAATGCTATCGAAAATGCAATTTTCGGCATTCAGGGGCAGGCTGCCTTTGATAAGATGATTTCATCTTCGGCTGAAAAAGTCCAGTCTTTCTATGATGCTCTGGAATATACTGAATCTGGTGCAAAAGGCTCGGCAGCGACACAGGCCGAAACTATGCTCGACAATCTGACCGGAGATATCACAATTTTAGAATCTGCTCTCGATGGCCTGAAAATCAAGCTTTTCAAGAATCTGGATGTGCCTCTTCGGGATACCGTCCAACATGCGACCGGCTATCTCTCCAATCTGACCGATGCAGTGCAGGCAAGAGGCCTTGAGGGGCTTGCTTCCGCACTCGGCGACCAGGTCTCCGATGCGATAACTTTCTTATCCGGCTATCTGCCGAAACTCTCGGAAACCGGCTCGAAGTTTCTGCTTTCATTCGGAAAAAGCGCTGTCAGAAATCTGCCGGCCGTCTCGAAAATGCTCGCCAGAACCGGAAAACAGATTGTTTCTGATTTTATTAAAAATCTTCCGGATATGGCCGTCACAGGTTTGACTGTCCTCGAACAGTTCACATCCGGTATTGAAAAAGGTCTTCCGGAACTCGGCCGCTCCGGTCAGAATCTGCTGACAGAATTTTCCTCTTCTATGCAGAAGAAAAATCTCAGATTTAATAGGCTCGGAAAGAAAATCCTAAAATCCATTACAAGCTCGATTTCCGAAAATATCCCTCTGCTGACGGAATCTGTTCTGAATCTTCTGGATTTCCTCATTGATTTTCTGACGGATTCCAAAAATCTGAACAGCCTGACAGATGCAGGAATTTCCATTCTGCTCGCTCTGGCTGACGCTCTGATTCGCTCCGTTCCGGTGCTCGCTGAAAAAGCTCCTGAAATCGTTGCAAATTTAGCACGAGCCATCGCTGAAAATGCCGGACTCATCAAAGAATCTGCCGGAGAGGTTCTGCATCAGCTCGGAGAAAGTCTGAAATCCGCAAAAGAAGCTTTTAAAGAACATGCTCCGGAAATCCTACAGAATCTGATGGATGCACTTGCAGCCGCTCCGGTTGCAGTTGCTTCTGTTGCTGATGCTGTTATTTCGGCGATTGCCGAAGCATTCGGACTTTCCGGAGAATGGGACGAAATCAAGCGAATTTTCTCTGAACAGCTGCAAGAAATCGATTTTGATGATTTGCAGCTGAAAATCAAGACTTCTCTTGAATTTTTATCAGAAAAGGCCGAAACAATCAGGCAAAAAATCACTGAAAAACTTTCTGAAATTGATTTTGATGATTTGCAGCTGAAAATCAGAACTTCTCTTGAATTTTTATCAGAAAAGGCCGAAACAATCAGGCAAAAAATCACTGAAAAACTTTCTGAAATTGATTTTGAGAAACTCAAAAAAACAATTAAATTAAATCTTGAAATTGCTGTTTCGGATATTCCGGAAGATGTTCAGAGAAACTGGAAAATTCTTACTAAAACTTTTTCAGAATCTTTTGACCGCCTGAAAGAATCTTTTGACAATCTGAAATCCTCTTTCAGCGATCTGAAAGAAACATCTCAGCCTGTTTCTGATGCATTCCGGCTATTTCTGGGAGTTCTCGGCCAGTATCTTGCTTCCGGAGAAGCCGGAGAAGATGCAAGCGATGCTCTTAGTCAAAAAATTTCAGGAATTTCTGCTGCTATTGCAATTTGTGTAGAAGCCTTCAGCAGATTCATTGCCGGTTTTATCAATTTGCAGGCTGCTCTGATAAAAATTTCTTCTTCTCTGATTGAAAAAGTACAGGACATCCGGACAGCCTTTTCAGAACTGAAACAGGATTTTGAAACTCTGCTGATTGATCAGGCTAAAAAATGGGGCGGCGATCTTGTCAGCAATTTCATAGAAGGTCTGACAGGAAAAGAAGCTGAGCTGGGTCAGGAAGTCGGCTTTATCGCTGGGCTTATTAAATCGATTCTCGGATTTTCTGAACCAGAAAAAGGCCCTCTTTCGGATTTTCATACTTATGCACCGGATATGCTAGAACTGTTCGCACAAGGCATTGAGAAAAATATTCCTCTGGTGACTGCTCAGGCTGAGAATCTGGCTGAAAACCTGCATTCTCTGCTCGGGAATCCTGTTGCTGTCGGTGTGAATTTCACCGAACCGGAACGCTTTGACATGCCTGAAAATCAGATGTTCAGAAATGAAATCACTCAAAAATTTGAACTCGTTTCTGAAATGCCGGAGCTCTCCGCACCGGAACTGAAAATTGCTGAACCGGAAATTTCAGTTCCTGAATTCGATAACTCTGAAATCCGTTTCAATATCCCTGAAATTCCGGAAATCATTCTGGATGCGCCGGACTTTACTGAACCGAAAATTTCTTATCAGAAACTTGAAATTTCTGAAATTCCGGAGCTTGAAATTGTTTCTCCGGATATTCCGGATTTCCCTGATTTTCCTGATTTCCCGTCTCCGGAAAAAACACCCCCGCCCCCTTCTCCGGAAATTCCGCAGATGCCTGCGCTCGATGTGCCGGAACTCAAAATTGGAACACCTGAAATCCGACTTCCGGAGCTCTCTCCGGCTGCTTTGCAGGCGTTCCAGAATCAGAATGCAAGAATGCCTGATTTCTTTGCAAACCTCTCGGGCACTTCCGAAATCGTGCAGAATCAGTATTCTTATCACACAACAAACCAGACAGTTCAGAATCCCAGTATGCAGCCGATTGAAGCGACGATTTATACCAATGTTGAGCTTGATTATCAGACTGTCGGCACGGCTGTCAAGAAAATCATCATCGACGAAAATTTGCAGAGCGGAGGTGCTTTTGTTTGAGAATTGTGGATATTTATTATCTTGATGCGAATCAGAATCCCGTGTTCCTGACGGGAGACTGCATTCAGACAGATAATACCGATGTTTCGAGAAAATCCAATGCCAAATCGTATACTATGGCGGACGGCTCGCTGATGCTCTATCCGGCGCAGAATGACTCTGCGGAATTCACGCTCTGCCTTGAATGCAAATCCGTTCAGGTCGAAGCCATTTCTTCAGCTGTCCGGCAGGGGCAACTTCTTTTTGCTGGTATGCATGTCGGCGGCAAAAAGTCAGACACTCCAACAGACAGAAATTATCTCGAAACGGCTATACATCCGGCTTTTATCGGCCTTCTGCCGGAGAATTCCAACGTGAAAATCAAGGAAATAGAGGCCTGCGTTGACTTGTTCAGTGTGCAGATTCCTATGAATCTCGTGCTTTCTGCTGGAAATTATCGGATGCAGAATCTCACTGTCATCAAAATTGACTCACTTGAATTTTTTGAAAATTCTGAAAATTTTTCTAGTTACGCCTATCAAAAATCTGGTTATTTTTGCAGAAATCAGATGCTCCACACAAACTCCGATACGCTGCCGATGTCTTTCACATATTCCGGCAATGTGCCGAATCTTTCGGCTTCTCTGAAAAAATCCGGTGTCACTGTGCAGAGCTGGAATCCTGTAGAAACAGAAAATTCCTGTTCGGCAGCTCTTGATGTCGGTCTGAACCAGTTCACGCTGCTGCTGAGTGCTCCGGCTTACAAATCGCTCGGCTTCCGGTTCTCCGTCTGGAGAAATCCTGCTGTTTCCTGAGGTGATAATTTTGATTATTCATGAAAAAATTTCCGCTGAATTTTTTTTTCGGAACGGAACAAGCATTACACTTACAGAAAAAAATATTATTTCGGCTTCTGTCCGGCGGCAGTGCTGTCCGGACAGCAGTTTTGAAATCGGCGGTGTCTATTCCGCTTCACTCTCGATGACGGCCAGCGTTTCCGGTACGAACTCGTATAACATCCGAGGCGCGAAAATTATCCTGAAAAATCAGTACGGCAATGAAGCCGCTCTCCAGCCGATGGGAATATTCTGGATTACACAAGTTTCTCGCATTTCCGGCGATTTGTATTCCTTCACTGCTCAGGATGCTGTAGGATGGCTTGATACTTCTTTAGAAAATTATTCTGATGGAGAAAAAGGCCCGCTCGAAAATATTCAGAAATATGTGGCAACTCATTTTAACGCTTCTCCGGTAACGCTTGAAGGCGGCGCATTCGGCGGCTGGTGTGAAAGAATCACTTCTTTTACCAACTCTATTTTACTCCGTACTGTGGGCTTTGAGCCGTTCGGATGGGAAAAATTTAATACTGCTATCAATGGCAGATATACCAATGATTGGAACTTTATCGCATTGCCCGCCGCAGAGGGCAAACGAGAAATTGATTTTATTTGTTCTCTGAATGCAGAGGCGTGTCAATCGAATTCTCCCCGTGATTTGCTGCATTATCTAGCTGAACTCGCCGGCGGTTTCATCTATGCCAAAGAAAACGGCACTCTTACGCTCGGGCAGTTCGGACAGGCCGAATTCGGTCAGACAGAAATCAGCCTTTCTGATATCGAAGCCGATTCCTGCGAAATCGCAGAATTTCTCCTGCAACTTCGACTTGTCAGCATACGGTCAGAAGGGGCTGTGGATAGCTCTTCTTCCGGTGCAAATTTTGACTATGATTTGCTTGTGCCATTCGATATTATTATTAATAGCTCAAATCCGTTTCTGGACGGGTTCAGAGAAACAGAATTTTCATTGTATACCACAGAATCTGCAAAATCGGCCGGCTATACCGGAAATGGCCTCCAGCCCATCAAAGATGGCCTTTTCTATTTCCATCACAGAAAAGATGCTAACGGAAATCTACTACGGGACGATTTCTGCTATTTCCGGCCGTTTCACTGCAAAGCCCATAAACAGGAGAGATTCCATCTCGGGCAGAGAATCAAAATCATCCTGGGTGAAGGCGCTGAAAATATGGCTCTCAGTACAATCACTTCCGTAAAATGGACATTTCGAGGCGGATGGGAGCTTGCCTGTGCCGGAGAAGACTCCAGAAGCATGGCAGATGCACTCAGACGTTCCAAGGCTGATAAAGCCCTGACAGATGCGAAATTAAGATACGAAAGCCTGCTTTCAAAAATATCCGGGGGAGGGGTCTGAATTTTATGAAATTTTATCAGAATATCGAAACTATGGAATGTCTCCAGGGTGACACTCTGGATGAATTTACTGTCGAAATGGACGAAAATACTGACCTGACGGGTGCATTGATGATGCTGATTGTGGAGAATCAGAGCGGTCTGATTCTGCAAAAGACCTGCACACTCTCCGGTCAGGCTTTCAGCGTTCAGCTGACGAGCGAAGACACGGCGAATCTGACAGGTCTGTATCAGCTGCATTTCTGCCTGACGGATGCGAACGGTCTGAAATACCGCAAAATCGTCGGAACGCTGCACGTCTCAAAGGCTGCACAGGGGGTGTGAGTTTATGGCCTATACAGGAACAGGAACAGAGGCTGACCCGTATCTGGTCAGCACGCTGACAGATTTTCTGACATGTGCTAAGATGTCAAATAAGTATGTGAAAGTAATTTCAGATATTGATGCCGCAGATGATGAAAACTATACCGGAGAAATTACGGAGCCCGTTTATATTGGCGGTTCTACAAAAGTATACGCTGACGAAGAGAAAACTATTTCAGGAATCACCTGCACATCGGGCAGCCTGCTTCAATTCGGCGAAACTTCATTTATAGAAAACATTTGTTTCTCAAATATGGAGCATAAGCCTGTTAATGCAGCGACAGCATATGAAATTTATGCTGGTAAAAATACTCAAATACGAAATGTCAAATTATCAAGCAGAATCAGCATCGTTTCAAACATTGCAGTATCATTGCGTTTATTGTATAACGGCGGCAATAGTCCAAATAGTTATACTGAATTCGCACTTGATATTACGCTCAACGTTCTTAAATTAAGCAATACCACATTATTCGACGACAGAAATATACTGAATAAATGTAATATCACAATAAGAAATATGACAATCAACAATGGTGCAGACATTCATTTTACGAATTCCTACTCAACGAGCTTGACCAGATGCAGCGTTGTTTTCAAAAATCTGAATCTTGAGTCAGGTTATCTCAATTTGCCGGCTAATTACTCAAACACTTATTTTTCGTTTGTCAACTCTAAAATTGCTTCTGGTTTGACCAACGCATCAACAACGGCACACGGTGGAAACGGCATTCTGCTCTGCTTTCAGGACTGCACTGACGGTGAAGGAAATCCCAAAACAACCGACGAGCGTTTTGAAGACAAACCGCCGTTTGATGTCGTTACTCCCGAACAGCTGAAAGATAAGGCCTATCTGACGGAAATCGGCTTTCTGCCGTAAAGGGGTGATTTTATGGCATGGACTTCTGAAAACTGGTCTCAGGATGACAGCAAGAATTTCGGATTCCCGTTCTCTGCTGAACCCGCGCCGAAAGCTGACTTTTCAAATTCAAAAACTGTCTGGAAGCTCTCAGATGAAAATTTTGGATTCCCGTTTGTTACGTCCGCCGGACTTGCCGGAAAGGCCGATTTTTCCAAGTCAAAGTCCGTCTGGAAGCTTCATCCGGCTGTCAATTTCGGATTCCCGTACATCGTGACGACAGAAAAAATACCGGCAGGAAAACCTGTTTTTTCGGCCTTCTCCGTCAGCGGCATGGGAGCTGGATTTCATCAGCAGAATCAAAAAATTCCTCTGCATTTCACTGATACTGCTGCATTTCAGTTCAAAATGCCGGATGCTCTGCACTTCTATTTCCCCGATATGAAAGAGGTGAGCTTATGATTGAAACACTGATTATCACAATTCTGACATCGAGCGGCATTATCGGGATTTTTACGCAGTTTTTATTAAATCGTCTCAAAGATGCTGAACGCAAGCAGCAGGCTCTTGAACAGGGCGTACAGGCTCTGCTGAGAGACAGATTAATCTATCAGTATGACAAGTACAAATCAAGAGGCTTTGCACCGATTTATGCCAAGGAGAATTTTGAAAATTTGTATTCCCAATATCATAAATTAGGTGCAAACGGCGTGATGGATTCGATTCACGAAGAGTTTAAAAATCTTCCTGCTTCCGGAGGTGAAGGCACATGAAAAACTGGCTCAGAAGAGCACTCCGGACGGCTCTGCAAACTGCCGTCGGCTATCTTGCCGTCGCAGTGCCGTCAATCGACTGGAGTACAGAAAAATCTGTCCTGAAAACGACTTTAATCGGCATCGGCGTTTCTGCGGTTTCGGCCGGACTCGCCGCCGCTATGAATCTCGAAGAATAAAATTCTGTCATAGTATGCCATTCCGAAACCAGACAGAATATTTTTTAAAGAAAGGAGATTTTTTTATGGCACATCATATCAGAAATCAAAAATTTATCGGCTTTGAAAACGGACAATCCCGATATATCGCTGAAATCGACTGTGATACTCCGGCCGACCTGCCGGAACCTGAAACCCGCTGGCTGATGGGGAGCATCGCTCATGTTATCAGCACAGGCGATTTTTACGAACTCAACAGCTCCGGTGAATGGGTGAACCAGACCGGAGAAGATGCAGAAACAGAATCTGTATCAAATCTGAATTCTGTGAATCTGACGAAACTTCCGGATGCGCTCACGATTGTGAACCCGGCGGATGAACTGACAGAAAATCTTGAAGAAACTCAGGAAGAAGTGACTGCTGATGATAAGTTATCATGATATTCTGAAAGCATTCAGAGGAGAGCACACGGAGAACGTTCATGCTCTGCTGTGGGGCAAGAAAATCGAAAAGAATCAGATTCAAGAAATTTCCGGCATACCGCCGCTAACATTTAAAAGTTATGCAGACTATCTCAAAGATTACCGCATTTACGGCAATACCGTGCAAGACGGCACGTCTGCTCCTGACAATCCGGTTGAGGTTGTGGGGTGTGGGGAATACGATTCTGAAAATAACGGTTACAAAATCCCGGTAACAAATTCAGACGGCACAAACTCAATCACCACTCCCGTCTATATCGGCTCTGAACCTCTCCACAAAATCGGAGACTATGCGGATTATGTTGATTACAAGCGTGGCGTGGTTGTGAGAAGGATAAAGAAACTAGTAATACGTGGGGATGAAACAGGATTATTTAATTTGACAGGCGGTTTCAGTGCCTGTCGAATAATGGTAAACGTTTTACCGAACACCTATTGTTTTTCTTCACATTTTTTCAGTTCTTCACCAGTTTTTTCATATTATGACGTGTTAGAAAATAGCATTTCAGTTTCCGGAGCGTCGTCGAATATTTATGCGAATGGTCTATTTGACAGCATAGCATCTATCAGAGAATTTTTTTCCAACCAATACTCCGCCGGCACACCAGTAACTGTTTGGTACGTCTTGGCTGAACCTGAAGAAGAACCGCTGGAAAACTTATTGCCAATCCAGACAATCAGAGGCACAAACGTTCTCACGGCAGATACGACAGTGCAGCCGTCTGAAATGTATATCAAAGGCAAAATTAAAGAGGTGAATCAAAATGAATGAAAGAACTATCTGGGATAAGCTGATTTCTTCCGGCATGACCAAAGCCGGAGCGGCCGGCATGATGGGAAATCTCTATGCCGAATCGGCTCTGAATCCCAAAAATCTCCAGAACAGCTATGAAAAATCGCTCGGCTATTCTGACGAATCATACACATCCGCTGTCGATTCCGGCAGATACGTCAATTTTGCAGGCGATTCCGCAGGTTACGGCCTCGCACAGTGGACGTACAAAACCCGAAAATACAATCTGCTGAAATTTGCAAAATCCGTCGGCAGGTCCGTCGGAGATTTGGACATGCAGCTTATCTTCCTGATTCAGGAACTGAAATCCGATTATTCATCTGTCTGGAAGACACTCTGCTCTACAAAGGATGTCAGAACCGCTTCCGATATCGTCATGATTAAATTCGAGAATCCGGCGGATAAGTCCGATTCTGCGAAAAATAAGCGTTTCCAGTTCAGCCAGAAATATTATGACATGTTTCAGGTTGCTGCATCAGAAACCAAATCCGGAGAAACAAAATTTTTTGAAATTAAAATTGACGGAACCGTCTGGAGCGGTACGCTCGAAAAGCAATGAAAAAATTCGATTCCATGCTGACCGCCATTTTTGTCGCCGACTGTTTCTATTCGGCGACATATCCATATATCTATCAGCAGATTTTATCCGGAATTTCCAGCGATGCAGTTGCCGTTCAGCAGATTGTGAACTGCATCAGCGTGATTCTGTTCTCCTGCCTGTGGAACAAATTCTCAGACAAGCTCTATCCGTTCTATGCGGTTCTGTGCGTTTTAGAATGCCTTGCAGGGCTCTGTACTTCGCTTTATGTCACGTTCCATCCGGATAATCTGCTGATGTATTATATTCTTGATACAGCTCTGTTCTGCCTGATTACCCGAAACATCATCTGCGGCGGTGTGCGGCTCAGAGCGGTCCGCTATCCAACCGAGCAGCAGAGGGAGCACTTCGATAATGCCAATAATGCCGCATCCGCAGCGGCGACAATCATCGGTTCCCTTATCGCACTCAAGCTGAATTTGAATTTCGTCAGCATGATTTGGCTTGCAACTATCGGGAATATGACCGATAATCTGTTTTATATCCATATTTTCAGAACCTCACAGAAAGGAAGAAATCAATGAAAAATCTGAAAGATACTGTCGCTCTGATGCAGAGTGATGACTACGGCGAACGCTTCAGAGCCGAATACTGGCAGACGAAAATCAGATATGAGAAGTTGCACAGAGTCTGCATCCGGCTCGAAGCAGGGACACTTGATTTCAGTCCCGTCTGCTCACCGGAGATTCTCCGGAAGCAGGAGCAGCAAATGCTTGACTATCTCCGAACTCTCGAAATCAGGGCCGAAATTGAGGAAATTGATATCAGCTGATTTTCATATAAAATGCATTTTTAGTGCTTTTTGTGTTTTATTGTTCAAAATGAACAATAAATTTAAAAAAAATTGCGAAAAGCACTCTTATAAAAATCTCCTAAAACGCAATTTTATTGCTTTTTGCGTTTGATACGATTAAAAAAGTCCCTGCCTGAATGATATGGCAGGGATTTGTGTTTTTTCACTATGTATTATCAGTATTTACAATTTAGTCCGCCAATCTGTAAAAACTGATAATCAGAACTGATAAAAAATAACAACCTGACTTGTTTTTCTGTTGAAAATAATTTTCTGAATCAGCGTCCGGAGAACTTCATTTTTCAGTTCCTCAGAAGAATCCGAATCTGCAATGATAAGTGCTGACTGTATGGCAGTTTTCAGCTGTGCGGAAAGCTCTTCCGCTGTGATAGTCTGTACCGGAATCTTCTGAACAGTTTCCTGAACAGCATTTATCTGATTCTGAATTCTGATTTTATTTTCTTTGTATTCTTCGAGCGTATCGACTCCAGCAGCATAGGCTTCTTTGATGCGTTTCAGCTGCTGACGGAGTTTCCCCAGCTGTGCTTCCTGTGCTTTGGTATCGGGCTTGACGGCAGTCTGCTGTTTCAGAAAAGCAGAAATATCAAATGACGGATTTTCAAAATCTTCCTGTAATTTTTCAATTACCATACGATTGATATTCGGGAAGGAAATATAATGCGAAACTGTACATTTCCCGGTTGTATATCTGTGACATTGCAGACCCGAATCACTGCTCCGGACGAGTGTTGCACCGCAGCTGCTGCACCGGCACAGACCTTTTAGCATGAACGGCTTCCCATGCTGAGGATGTGCTTTATAAATATGCGTCCGTTTCAGTTCGGCAATGCGTTCCTGTGCCTGTGCGAATTCTTCTTCTGAAATAATTGCTTCATGCGAATCTGTAATGATAGTCTTTTCTGAAAGCTTTTCGGCGTGTGTGCTTTTTACTGCTTCAGGAGTCCAGTGTGATTTTCCCAGATAGGCAACGTTCCGGAGCAGATATTCAATGCCTCTGTTATCCCATAGATTTCCGAACTTCGTCCGGATGCCAGAATCATTCAGGGCGTTGGCGATTTTCCGCATGGGAATGCCGTTGTTAAAATCCGCAAAAATGCTCCTGACAATCTGAGCTTGTTCCTCATCAATCAGAATCTTTCCGTTTTCCGCTCTGTAGCCGAACGGCTGACTGCCCATGACTCCGCCCCGATGTGCTTTTTCGGTCATGCCTCTGACGACTTCTTCGGCGAGATTGATGCTGTAATATTCGTCCATGGCTTCGAGCAGGGCTTCTATCAGGACAGAAGTCTTATCCTCACTGAGCTGTTCCGATACGGAAATCACATCAATGCCGCACTGCTTCCGGAGCATGGATTTATAAACAATGCTGTCCTCTCTGTTTCTGGCGAATCTGGAAAACTTCCAGACAAGAATCACATCGAACGGTGCAGGCTTTAATTTCGCTGTGCCTATCATCTTCTGGAACGCCGGACGCTTCACGCTCCGTCCGGAAATGCCTTCATCCGTAAAGATAAATTCTTCCGGAATTATCATATCATGCTGTTTGGCATAGGCAATCACGGCTTTTCTCTGACTTTCCGGAGAATACTCCGTCTGGTCGTCTGTGCTGACTCTGATATATGCTGCGGCTGTCTTCATAAAAATACCCCCTTTAAAAATAGTTCCGTCCGTTTTCCAGCGGACGGATTTTTTTATTTTTCATCTTGTCTTGCAATTAGTTTTTACAGCAATTCAGAAATGGTAATTGTCAGATTCCTGTCATAGATTTCCACCGGAATCGGCGTATCGAATGTGTAGATATTCGGAAAACTGCTTTTTTCAAAGAAGTAGACTAGCGTTTTCTGGTCTTGCGGACTGATAATCCAGTATTCACGGACACCAGCATTCTGATATAAAGCTAATTTACGGATAAAATCATCATCTTTGTTGGTAGAGGTGATTTCAGCCACAAAATCCGGTGCACCGTTACAGCGTTTCCCATTCATTTTTGAAGGGTCACACACAATCAGCACATCCGGAATCACGACAGTTTTTTCATCTAGTTTTACATCAAAAGGCGAAATCATGGCTTTGCAGTTCCCACCGTTGCGTTTGATATAACTCCGAAGTTCGGCATAAAGCCCACCTGTAATATCCTGATGTGTTTCATTCGGCGAAGCCATTGCAACAACTTCTCCTTCATACAGTTCATAACGTTCAGAAGTACTTTCAGGAAACATTCTGAAAAATTCATCAGCAGTATATTTCTGCTGTTCTGGTAATGCCATAGCGGTTCACGCTCCTTTTCTTTATCATACGCTGTTTTCAGGAATAACTGGTTTGATAATATTGAAATTTTCATCTGTATACGTCATATAACTATTACCTTTGTAATCTTCGATTACTATGTTAAAAAAGTGACCGCTTTCGCAAAAGAAATGGAGAACAATTCCGCTGCTTTTCTCATTGTTAAAATCAGGTTTAATTACTTGGTCAAAATGAATATAATTATACCCACAAACAGGGCAAAGACATTCTGGCTGAGTTTCGTGGAGAACAGATTGCAACTTTACAATTTTTTTATCTTCTGGCATATAGATTTCTCCTTTCATGCACTTTTTTTCATTTCAAGTATAAAATTCAAGGCGGCAACTTTATTTTCAAAAGGCAAATCAGAAAAAGCCTCCATAAACTGCGTCATGATGTCGTTGGAATCTTTATTTTCTTTGCCGCTGATAGTTACAGGGCTTTTGATTGCCTGAACACTGTCTGTAATTGTTGCATTGTGATTGTCAATTGTATTTTTTTCAAGGGTGTCCGTTCTGCCGAGAAGATAATCCACAGAGCAATTGAAATAGTCAGCAATTTGACTTAAAGCATCACCTTTAGGCATAGTTCCGTTTTTCCAATGTGTTGCTGTTGCATTAGATAAATTCAGCTCTTTGCACACTGCATTAGGCGTTGTATTATTTATCGAACACAAATTATAAAATATATCCCAAAACATAGGCTCTCCCCCCTTTGTATGAAAATGCTAAAATTATCTGTTGATATTTGTTTAAACATACAAATTCTAGATAAATGTAGATTTTTATATTGACATCTACAAAAAAGTAGGTTATAATATTACTTGTAAACAGGTTTACAGAATCCGCCAAAATAAAAGCTTGTATGCTTATGATTATTATATCATAAAATGCGGAAAATGTCAATCAGTTTGCGAAAAATTTAATTAAAAGAGGTGAGAATATGGCATTGGCTGAAAATATCAAACGACTGAGAGAACAGCACGGTCTGACACAGGAAGAACTTGCCTCATATGCCAAAGTCACAAGAGAAGCTGTCTATAAATACGAAGCAGGCAAAATGATTCCGAATGTGGAAACGGCTGTTGACATCGCTGAAAAGCTTGGTGTTACATGTGAAGAACTGGTTAGAGGCAGTCAGACAAACTAATATCCTGCACATAGGACAAAATCCCGTCCTCATATCCTGAAACGAGGTGATTGCTTATGACCGCTGAAAGCTGGGTTTGTATGCCGGACGGCAGAACTGTTGCAATGAATTCCCTGACTCCGGACGAAAAGAATTTCGTAATCGAACGCATCAGCCGGAACGTAGCAAAAGCCATTGAAAGAGCATGGCTGAACTATCCGGCAGACCGCCCCATTCTGGCAGAATGCATTCTGAAATCCGGCGGAACGCTGACCGCATCTTCCGGCGGTGTGATTCTCTGGACGGAAGAAATATCTGCTGAAAAACAAATCTGTCATACTGACTATCTGAAAGGAAAACCGGATAAAACCACGATAATTCCTATTGAAAATTACAGGGAATTCTACAGAAATATGTTCTGTATTGAAATCAGTTGACAGCTGACCTGCTCGACCGCACCGAAACCATACTGCACAGGCAGACACCTGTATAAAAACAGTAACAGCGATTGCACGAATATCCGAAAATGATTCCGAAGGGAGTGAAAGAGAATTATTATGTCTACGTTCCATTATGGCTATTCGATAGAATATAGCAGCGAATATCTTGGTGTACGTTGTGACATTTGCGGAAATGCATTGTATTCCCGCCGCACAGGTCAGGAATTCCCTGAACATGTCACAATTGATGCACGTTCGGCAGGCTGGGAACACAAAAAAGTAAGTTCTGCAACATGGAAAGACTTCTGTCCACAATGTGTTGAAGAAATACGAAAG